ATCTTTTTTCCAAACTATTTTTGGTAAGGTTTTTTCTATGGATATTTTCTCTGATACTCAGGTACAAAGTTCTTTTCCTGTAGGAGTTGATACCTTTTTGAATCTTTTGGGTAAATTAAAAGATAATTTTGGTGAAGTTCGTAATTGTCCTTTATGGACTAAATTTCATAAGGCAATGATGTTTTTGATGAGCAAATCGTATTTTGATTGTTTAGGTTTAACCCTTGATAAATTTGGATATGATCGCTTTGAAAAAGCTGCAGAAAAAAAGAAACATGAATTGTCTGGAGATTTTTTCGAATGTATGTTAGATACTTCACATTTTGTTCTTACTAATTTGTGGTCTTGTGTTCAAACAGGAAGTTTTTCCTCTTTATTACATGGGAAGTCTACTTATCTTGATTATATTACTGATTGTGATACTATTAAGAGACAAGTTCTCTGGCTTAATGAACCAGAAGAACATGGATTTTCTGAGTCTTCATTTTTTGAACTTTTAGAATCTGTTGCTTCTCGGGGTGATGATATTCTTAAACATTGTAAAAGTCAACTTTCTAAAATAGAGTTGGATAAAATTTTGAAACAAGTTTGTGAAATTAAAATGATTCATTGTGAACAATTTTCACTTAGACGTGCTCGTGAACATCGCTCGAGTCCATTTGCTGTATTACTCTCTGGATCTTCTTCAGTTGGTAAAACTACTTTAGTTGAGATTTTATTTAAGACTCATGCTAGTTTATTTAATTTACCTAATGAAGCACAATATAAATATACTAAGAATCCCGTTGCAAAATATTGGGATGGCTTTAAAACTTATATGTGGTGTATTCTTATGGATGATATAGCTTTTATGCATCCAAATAGTGCCAGTCAGGGTGATCCAACCCTTATGGAAATTATTCAAGTTGTTAATAATTGTCCTCATGTACCAGATCAAGCTGCTTTAGATGATAAAGGTAGAACTCCTAATCGAGCTAAGCAAGTTATTGCTACTACTAATACGATTCATTTGAATGCTCATGCTTATTATTCTTGTCCTTTAGCGGCACGTCGTCGTTTACCTCATATTGTCGATATTAAGGTTAAAGAAGAATTTTCTTCTATGGGTATGTTAGATTCGTCTTTGGCAACATTAGATGAAAATAATATGCCTAATTGGTGGATTTTCAATATTAAGAAAATTGTTTGCACTGATCCTAATGGTGTTGACGTGCGTCTTGAATCTGATCAAGTTATTACTGATATATATGAATTTTTAGCTTGGTATAGAGATCGTGCTATGACTCACGAGAAGATACAGAAAGCAGTTATGCAAAATAATAAAGTTTCTGATACTATTAGTTTTTGCGAAACTTGTAAAAA